TGGGGGTATACAAACTTAAAGCACAAAGGCTTTCATAAGCACATAACATATACACCATACTTACCGACATCGAACGCCCTCTTGTTTTTAGCGTGCTGTCATCTATGGCATTTCTTCCTTGTGGAAGCGATGGTTTAGTTTAGTGGGGATCTAATATTAGATGCTGAATCTATACTGTTAGATCTAACCACAATGTTTAGTAAATTGTTAAAGGACATAGGCGCAATATATAAGGCTACCTGCCGACTGGGAACGATCTCCCAGTCGATAAGTCTATTGTACCACAAAAGCTATACAATGTCAAGTGTTTTTTACTGAGATGGCAACCTGAAAATAGGCATAAGAAAGGGGCTAAAAAGCCCCTTGGTCATCTAATATTAGATGGTCATCTCTTCTTGTTCCGCAAGTTGTCCTCATGGTGATAGCAGTTCTTGGCTTGGGCTACAGTTATGTTGTAGCGTTTGGCAGTTGCTTCGGGGGTGTTGCCGTTCCAGATGTCCAAGTAGATCTGACCCGATAGTTTGTTCTCGATGAGCTCGTCAATGTCATCGTCTTCGATGCCCCAGTCTGCGTAATGCTGTTTGTTTTGGGCTTTCTGCTCGGGCGTTAGCTTGGGTTTGGGCTTTGGGAAGTCCGTCATAGTGGCAGGGAAGTTCCGCATGATCTGATTGACACGATCTAAGGATAGACTAAACATGACGGCAACCTCTTGCCGTGACTTGCCTTGTTTGACGAATTCGGCAATCGATGAGTTGCGTTCTTGGATTGCTTGTGCTCGGGCAGCAGGGGAACCTTGGGGTAGTTTTGCCTTGTCTCTGGCATCTAATATTAGATTGACCTCGGCACGGACAATGTCACGGATTGAGTTCTGAACATCTTCTTCAGAGTCGATCATCATCATTAAACCGATGGCGTGAAAGGGTTGGACTGTATTGTTGGACATGGATTCTCCTAGTGGTAATGGTTGATGTTGTTGCAGTAGTGATAGTAACAGAGATGCATACGCCAAGTCAAGTGGTCATCTAATATTAGATGGTTTTGAATGGTAAAGTATTCGTTTCGTGTAACTTTGTAACGCAGTTGTAACGGGAGTTGGGAAAATTGCGTGTCATGCGGAGAGCCTTATAAACATTGAAAATGTTGTGGTTGCACTAGCTGATGTAGCGCTGTAACAGGGAAAAAGGGTAGATTTCCAAAACAGGGTATGGGCGTGATGGTTATGGGCGTTAAGATGCCAACAACAGTTACTACTACCATGTAATTCTACGGAAGGTATACCAAAACTGCGTTACAGCGTTACATATATATATTATTTTTTATTTTATTCTTCTTTAGTGTTACTTTGCGTCATAGTTGCCATCTAATATTAGATGAAACTAATACTTTTGCTTTCATCCTTGCGTGTAACGCAAACTCTGATTTTTGCGTAACATTTGCGTTACAGCGTTACATGGTCTGTGTCAAGTGCTGGGCTCTCGCACACGCCCTCTCTCGCCCACTCGCCCGCTCATTCACGGTCAAACTACTATGACGATTTGGAAATCGTCATAAGAAAATACGGGGAAAATTCAGGCGCAAAAAAAGACCGCCGAAGCGGTCTAATCTTAGATAGGTTTTTGGCGTCCCAAAAACCTTGGTGGACTTACGGGTTAATCCCCTGCCAGTGCATTAAATGTTTTCATGGTGTTTTATCCTTTAAAAAACTAGGGACTTTGCAGTCCCTAGGGTAAACCCTTACTCTTTGAATTCAGGATCTAATTCTAAACATGCATCTAAAAGTAGACTACATGTAAAATCGTATCCTAATAATCTACCCTGACCTATGGCTTTTTTCATGGTTTCCAAAAAAGCGGGTAAATCGGTGGTTTTAACTTCACCAGCCTTTTTAACGGGATCAGATGCCTTTTTAGACCAAGGCAATTTATAGTCTTTATTGTTTTTAAGTGTAGGCACAAAAGCCACATTAAAATGTAATGCACGCATGGCGGATTGTGCATATTCGGTGAAAGTCTTTTTTTGCATTAGACCCGATGCATCGGCATCAATAACGATTTGAGAATCGACAATTGATGTTTTTAGCATTTCACATGCTTTTTTATCGCGCCCTACATTAACAGCAAAGTCATCAACATGCTGTTGCATTGTGGTTGCAATAGTGTCTGACAATTTTGTTTGTGCTTTATCAAAACCCTTGAAGGCATCAATAATAACGGTGGCTCTTTTGTCAAAAGAGGGAATTGTGTTTTTTGTATCTGTAACACTAACAGTTTTTTTGGTACTTGTCATATAGACTTGTATATCCTTAAAGTTAAGTTAATGGATTAGAGAAAATTTACTTAAACCCTTTTTCTAATCCATGAATGTATTAGATCATAAAAACTATACAATGTCAAGTTATTTATAGCTGTTCGTTTATACAGCTGTATGTCTATCCAGTATCTTAATTTTGGCAACTCTCGCACCCCACCGCCCCCCTATGCCCACTTATGGGCTTTGGAGTCCCCCCGCCACGCTTACGCTGAGTGATGCACGATCCCACAGTTCCCCCAACTCTAAGCTGTACAAAACTACAGATGTATATCCATCCAGTACAAAAAATCCCATCTCCCAGACCCCACCTCCCTCGATACAGGAAACACCCCCCATGCAAAAATAATTGCCATGCCCCAAAAAAATATATTACACTCCACACATCGAGGCTGCGTCACACGCCATGTATACACCAATAATTGATTTCGACACTCCGTTAACGGAATTCACTCCTACATTCCAATCGTTGGAAGACAGAGTCGCGTCTGCACTTGCTGCATTGATCGACACGGATAACTTGCCAGAACCCACAGATGATGAACGTGCCAGAAGCCGTGAGATATTCATGGGTGAGCGTTCACCCACTGAAGAAGACTTGGCAATCCCAGGCGTCATCGTGCATGTGTCTTCTATATTGAACGAGTACGACAAGCAGGTTGTGAAGTCAGCAGTACAACTGCGAACGTTTGTAACTAATAAGTTAATCGTGGAATCCAACAACATGGATCCCCGCATCAGGATTAAAGCTTTAGAGTTACTGGGTAAAGTATCAGACGTTGGATTGTTTACTGACAAGACTGAGATTACATTACGCCACCGTCCCACTGAAGAACTGGAGCAGATGCTGAGAGAACGGTTGACCCGAGTCATTGAGGGGGAAGTTTACGAATCGTCAGACCCTACCCGTCTCAGCAAAAAACCAAAGCTTGATATCACGGAAGTAACGGGCTGATGCAGATCCCATCAAACTTGACTCCGGCCTTGGTAGCCAAAATTGCCAAGACCATGTCTGCGGAAGATGCGGCGGAATTGATATCCATGTTTGACGAGCTGGAAGAGCGCAAGAGAATCTCGATATGCCAGAATGATTTCTTGACGTTTATTGCGGCGCTGGATCCCAAGTACAAGTTTGGCTTACATCTAAAGAGACTGGGTTCTCTGTTAATGGATGTGGAGCAGAACCTCAAGAACAGAATTGCGGTATCAATGGCTCCTCGTATGGGGAAGTCGCAGATGATTTCTATTTATTACCCAGCTTGGTATCTAGGTAGAAACCCTGACCACAAAGTAATTGTGGCGTCCCACACGGCTGACTTGGCGGTGGTAATGGCCCGCAAGGTGCGTAACTTGATGCAGACCCCGGAGTACAAGAATATATTTCCCCATACCCAGATTGCACAAGATGCAAAAGCGGCGGGTCAATGGAACACCACGGTAGGGGGCGAGTATTTTGCGATTGGTGTGGGCGGTGCGTTGGCGGGCCGTGGAGCGAACTTAATTATCACGGATGACCCGCACTCTGAGCAGGATTTAAAGTCATCGAACTTTTCGTCGCTGGATGCGACGTACGAATGGTTTACGGCAGGATTGAGAACTCGTCTGATGCCAGAGGGAAAGATATGCGTGCTGCACACGCGTTGGCATCAACGGGATTTGATTGGGCGTTTGATTAAAGACACCGCCATGAACGAGGGCGGGGATACATATGAGTCGTTTGAGTTTCCAGCAATCCTGAATGAGGGCGAAGCCAAAGAGAAATCTATCTG